TAAGAAAATGGTAAGACCAGAATTCTACGGTAAAGTATATGTTGCTGGATTAGATACAGTTTAATAGTTTTAATAACTAATTAAATTTTATTTAACTATAATAAGTAGGAAGGGATGATTTTTTCATCCCTTTCTTACTGTTTTGATATTTATTATAAAGAAAAAGTATTATGGCAGTACCAAGAACAAAATACTCTATGCAAATGAGAATACGATATAAAGGTAATCTTGTTGATGTATTAGATAGAATACGTGCAATACGTATGGTATTAATGGTTCATATAGAACAAGACTTAGGCAAAGGAGCTGAATTAATAACAGTCAAAATTATGACACCATATCCAGGCATTAAATCTTTTCATGCAATAAGAAAATTAGCTGTAGGGAAAATTGAAACATTAGAACAAATACAGTTATTAGAAACTACATTAACTAAACTTCAATAATATTTATATATAAAGGAATAAATGGCAGATTATAGTGAAAATAAACCAATTTGGCCTGGTAGCTCATCTTTTACAACAGGATCAACCCCATTTGGCTTTTTTGATGCCGATACCATGTTTCAAACTCAAGCAGATGCATTTGCAAAGTTTGCAGCACAAAATGTTGGATATCCAATTATGGATGTCGAATTAATAGATATAAATTTTTATACAGCATTCGAATCTGCAGTAATTGAATATTCAAATCAAGTAAATCAAGTAAATATTACAAATAACTTATTAAGTACATTAGGAATACAAACAGGGTCTGACTTTTTAGTAAGTCAAAGTTTATCAAACACATTGGTAGGATCTTCATTATCATATGTTACAAAATTATCTAAAACATATGGCGCAGAAGCTGATTCTGGTGGACATGACAAATGGTATACTGCTAAAGTAAAAACTTCACCAGGCGTTCAAAATTATAGTATAAGAACAGCTGTATCTGAATCTGGATTGCCATTAGATGCATCTAGTTCAATTGAAATTAAACGAGTGTTACATAATGTACCGCCTGCAATTATAAGATACTTTGATCCATTTGTTGGAACTGGTTTAGGTTCACAAAATTTATTAGACTCAATGGACTTTGGAGGATTTTCTCCATCTGTTAATTTTATGATGATGCCATTACACCAAGATTTATTAAGAATACAAACTATCGAATTTAATGATAGAATAAGAAAATCCCATTGGTCATTTGAAATACATGGCGATGATATAAAAATATTTCCAGTACCATCTGCATCTGGTTCTTTGGCAGACTTACATTTTGATGAATTTTATGTAGAATATATATATGAAGAGAAAAAAGCAGATCAATCTGTATTATTCGGTAATACTGCAGTAATGAACAATGTAATAAGTGATGCATCAAATATACCATATACATATCAGCAATTTAGTCACATTAATGATATGGGTAGAGCTTGGATTATTAAATATGGATTAGCAGTAATTAAAGAAATGTTAGGATATGTTAGAGGAAAATATTCAACCGTACCAATACCAAACTCAGAAGTAACATTAAATGGTACTGAATTAGTATCACAAGGACAATCAGAAAAAGACGCACTAATTACTCAACTTAGAGAATTTTTAGAAAAAATGACAAAAGAAAGTATGATGACAAGACAACAAGCAGAAAATGATGCAATGAATGAAGTATTGTCTAGAGTACCAACAAAAATATATATAGGATAATTATGGCATTATTTGGCACACAACGAGACGCAAAATTTCTAGCTTCAATTAATGCAGAACTATTAAATGCAATTATTGACACTGAAATTGAATTCTATAAATTAGTAGTTGAAGAATCAAATTCAAATATATATGGCGAATCTACATCTAAAACATATTTTGATTCTATTTTAATTCCAGTACTTATAACAAAAGAAACTAAAAATGCAAATATGGATGAGTATGGTCACTCATATAGTCGTACAGCACAATTTGGTATTTCTAGAGATATATTGGAAAAAGCTGGATTTTATCCTGAAGTTGGAGATATTGTAAAATGGGATTCTGAATTTTATGAATTAGACAATGTAGATGCAAATCAATATTTTGCAGGAAAGAATCCAGATACATGGCCTAATGGTAGTGAATTTGGATATAGCGTATCTGTTCTATGTGATTCTCATGTAACAAGACAAACTCCAACTAATATTAGAAAAATGAGATTTGGATCTACAAATGACGAACCATCATATAAAGGATTTAATTAATGTCTAGAGTCAATCGACAAAATATTGATAGAAAAACTAATAAGCCNGCNTTAAAACGTACTGAATCTTCTAGAGATGATCAAATATTAAATAGAGCTAATGAAATACGTAGAGATGATGATGTAGTTAAAACTCCTAAACGTACTGTATATGATATAGATTATGCAATAAAATGGTTTATTGAAAATGAAATACAGCCACAAGTAGAAGCAAACGGAGAATTAATAGATGTGCCAGTTATATATTCAAACGGAGAAAAATGGGATAATGTTCGAAGATTAGGATATTTGCGTGATGAAAAAGGAATGTTACAATCTCCATTAATTATGCTTAAGCGTAATTCATTACAAGAACGTGATCAATTGAAAAAATTAGATATAAATAGACCTGCAGATGGAAATCAAATAATATATAAAAATAGTTATAATAAAAGAAATAAATATCGAGATGAAATATTTCCAATACCAGCTAATGAACCAATTGAATCTGCAGAATTATTTGCAATTAATATACCAGAATATGTAGATATAGAATATGACTTATTAATATGGACAGACTTTACTACACAATTAAATGAGTTAGTTGAACAAATTATGCCATATGGTACGTTTGCATGGGGAAATAATTTCAATAAATATAGAACATTTATTAGAAGTTTAAATTTTGAAACTATAAATACAGTAGGAGAAGATAGATTAGTTAGATGCACAATGCCACTTACTGTGAATGGTACGTTAATGGCAGAACAAGAATATAGAAAATCTACAATACAAAAAAGATATTCTATAAAGCAAGTACAATGGCAAGGCGTAATTAGTGGCTCATCACAATTAGCAACCGATCAGTTACCTCCAACTATACAGGACTAGACATTTTATTTAATTATACTTTTGATTAATGAAAATATTTATATATAATATATAATAAGAAACAATAACAATATTACAATTACAAAAAAAAAAAGGTTATAATATGACAACAAAAAAATTAGACAAAAAAGATATAGATTCAATGACTGATATTAGAATACAATACCAAGAAAACAATTCTAAATTAGGAATGATAACTGCCGACGAATATTTTATTAGTAATCAGCTACAACAATTACAAAACGCAAAATCAGAATGTTTTGAAACGTTAAATAAATTACGTGGTAATGAGCAAGAATTAATAAAAAAATTAGAAGATAAATACGGCGAAGGACAAATAAATTTAGACGAAGGTACATTTATTCCAAAATCGTAAGGTTTTGAGTAGGTTACTTATATTTATAATAAACAATTAATAGGAGTATTTTAATGGCAGAAAGAATAGTATCGCCTGGTGTATTTACTAATGAAAAAGATCAATCCTTTTTACAAAGAGGAGTTAGTGAAATTGGAGCATCAATAATTGGGACAACAATAAAAGGTCCTGCGCAAATTCCAACAAAAGTAAATTCATTTTCTGAGTTTCAAGAAATATTTGGCGGATATACCGATGAATCATATTTACCATTTACGGTACAAGAGTATTTAAAGAATGCCGGTGTAATGACTATTACCCGATTATTATATGAAGATGGATATCAAATTGATAATGGTAGTATAGCTGTATTAGCTCAATCTGCTAGTGTGCAAGTTGTAACTCATGTATTACATCCTACTGCACCTGTATCTACTGTAGGATCAGGAAATGACGTATTTCAAACAACAACATTACAACAAGGACCATCAGGAAGTTTTGTATTAAATGTATCTGGATCATTTGCAACCGATTCTTCATTACCTGGATATAGTGCATATTTACAAGAAGTAGGAATAAGTTCATCAATTGATAACACTAAAAATAATTACTTAACAAAAATATTTGGTACTAATCCAAAAGGAGTTAATTATCCAGTATATGTACAATATGAAAATGCATCTGCAACTTCATTATTTGATGACATGGCACACGTCTCAATGTCAGTAGGCGTAAAAACTTTATCATTGCTTCAAGATTTTCAGCCAGGAACCACTCCATTTATTACATCACAAAAAATAGGCACAACATCAGTTGATTTATTTAAACTACATACACTGTCTCATGGAAATTCAGAAAATGTAGATGTTAAAGTTGGTATTAGAGATGTTAGAGTAGCATCTGAAGTAGCAGATCCTAATGGATATGGTACATTTACAGTAGAAATAAGAAAAGTAAATAATGTTAATTTACCTAATTCACCATTTGATTCTGACGACACTGATAAAACACCGGATATAGTAGAATCATTTACAAATTGTAATTTAGATCCTGACTCACCAAATTATATTGCAAGAAAAATTGGAGATCAATATATAACAATTGATTCAGAAGGAAAAATTAGAGATAATGGAGAATATCCAAATGCGTCTAGTTATGTAAGAGTTGAAGTTACTAACAGTGTTAAAGAAAAAACATTAAATAAAATATTAGTACCATTTGGATCTAGAGCATTAAGTTCTCCAATACCAGATGCATCAGGATCTGCAGGAGATGGAACCCAAAGTTTAGTATCGGCATCAATGTCATTAACACAAACAGTTGGTGGATCATATAGTGGTAAAAATTATCATGGATTTGATTTTACAAATTTAAATAACTTAAATTATTTATCTCCACTTCCAACCACCGGTATAACGACGGCATCAAATGCAGACTTTTATTTAGGAGATGTTAGTCAATCTATTAGTGCTAATTTTCCAAGTGTGACGTCACCATATACCGGATCTATTCAAAATGTATTAGATGCTAATACAATTGGATCTAATATATCTTTACAAACTAGAAAATTTATGGTACCATTTCAAGGTGGGTTTGATGGTGCAAGACCAAATTTACCTAAATTATCTGGAACAAATATAACAGCTACAAATACATTTGGATTTGATTGCTCTGGTAATTCTACGACAGGTACTAAAGCATATAGAAAAGCGTTTGCAGCTTTAAGTAATACAGATTTCTTTGATATTAATATGTTATTAACACCTGGTATATTGCATAGTAAACATACAAATGTTACTGCAGAAGCAAGGCAAATGGCAGAAGAAAGACAAGATACATTTTATGTAATGGATGTACCTGCATTAACAGATAGTATTACAACCACCATTAACAATGTAACTAGTTTAGATTCTAATTATACAGCAACATATTTTCCATGGGTAAGAATAATTGACCCAGCAAAAAATAAACCAATATTTGTGCCACCATCGGTATTAGTACCTGGAGCATTATCATTTAATGATGCAACATCAGCACCATGGTATGCCCCAGCTGGTTTGAATAGAGGCGGACTAACAGCGGCAATTAATACTTATGAGAAATTAACCCAGGCTGATAGAGATGACTTGTACGAAGCTAGAATTAACCCAATTGCAAACTTCCCTAATCAAGGAATATGTATATGGGGACAGAAAACATTACAATCTAGACCAAGTGCTTTAGATAGAGTTAATGTTAGAAGATTATTAATAACAGTTAAGAAATTTATAGCATCTGCAACTAAGTTTTTAGTATTTGAACAAAATACGGATGCAACTAGATTAAGATTTTTAAGTATTGTTAATCCTTATTTAGAAGGAGTAAGATCGCAACAAGGTTTGAGTGCGTTTAGAGTAGTAATGGATGACACAAATAATACACCAGATCTAATAGATCAAAATATATTATATGGTCAAATATTTTTACAACCAACTAGAACGGCAGAATTTATTGTCTTAGACTTTAATATTCAACCAACTGGTGCTTCATTCCCTGAATAGAAATTAGATTAAGTAATATTTATATAAAAAGAACATAGGAATATAAAAATGGCATTAGAACAAAATTTACCCGGTATTAATCAAAATGATTTATTTTTGAATGCATTTGATTGGGAACCAAAAATGGCCAATAGGTTTATTATGTATATTGGAGATATTCCAAGTTATATAATAAAAGCTGCAGCTAGACCATCTTTAACAAATGGAGAAGTAGTATTAGACCATATCAACATTGATAGAAAAGTTAAAGGAAAAACTAGATGGAACGATGTAGCTATTACATTGTATGATCCTATAGTTCCGTCTGGAGCACAAGCTGTCATGGAATGGGTTAGACTTCATCATGAATCATTAACTGGTAGAGATGGATATAGTACTCAATATAAAAAGGATATAACATTTCATTCTTTATCTCCAACGGGAGAAAAAATAGAAGAATGGACATTGAAAGGTGCATTTATATTAGATACTAATTTTGGTCAAATGGATTGGGGTACAGAAGAATCTGTACAAATCGAAATGACATTAAAATATGATTATGCAGTCTTAGAATATTAATTTATTTATTATAGTGGGAGTAGTTTTTACTCCCATTTTTACTGTTTA